TTATCATATCTACTAGTAGCCTTCTTTAAACTTTTGTCATATCTTTCCGATGCTAATGATAATTCCTCATTTTCACTTTTTAAGATATCAAGATTTTCATTAATTGAATTGATTTCATCTTGATATCCAGAATATTCAGTCTCTACAACATAAGGTAGTAACTTTTCGTTTTTATCAATAATGATTGTTAAAGTTTCAATATCTCTATTAAAAATCACTTTTTCATAAAGAACACCACCAATTTTTATATCTTTATTTTTTAATTCTTCTTTAATTTTATACATAATTAAAATTAATTTATATAAAAAAAGGCACCATATAGATGCCTCTTTTTTAAGTCCACTTCTATTAGATTATAGAAGCGATGATAGTCGGGTCGACTTGGTACATTTGAATAGCTTCCATTGCTGTTGCAGTTATCGTGTATCCGTTAGCATCAGCTTTTCCAGTTCCTGAACCGCCATCAATTGCTGATACATAAGAACCTTCATCTAACCCTGAGAACCAATACAGCCCATTGCTATCTAAAGCTATGATACATAGAGCTTTCTGTGATGCAGTTAATTGCTCAATTGCATTTCTTTTGATAGTTTCTCTTCTTGAAAGAACTACTGTTACAATTTGATTAAAGAATGTTGTTCCTGCCTTTAAATCAATCGCTACAGTCTCAACGAAGTTACATACGTTTTTATTTGTTTGGAATTCGTAGAATAACGCTGGACCAGCCATAGTTATACCAGTAATCCAATCACCACCTGTACCAGCACCAATTGTATAAGAAGATACATTTTCAAAATCAGTAATGTATATCTTATTCAATCCACCTGCGTTAGTATCACATGATTTATTCAATCCTGTTGTTAAAGCATTACATATTGCCATAATAATTTATTTTTAGTTTTATTAAACCCCCTCAACTAAGAAGGGGGTTTATATTAATTTTATTTAGTGATAGAAAACTACTTCTGAACCAAAGATATATCCTTGTCCGATTTTAAATTCTCCTATTAGTCTAACCACGGGAACCCCAGTTACGGATTTTTGAGGTAAAATTTGAATATCTTCAAAATCACTCAATAAATCTGTTAAAAGAACTAAGTTAGATAATTTTGAAGCAACAATCATATTATCAGGCAATCCTTTAACTTCAACCATTCTTACATTTAAGAAAGAAAGTTCAGTATAGTTTTGCATGAAGTATGCCTCAGCAGATGCAGCAGCTAATGCTTGTCTGTAAAATCTAAAAGCAGTTGATGGAACCATAATTCTCATATCATCAGCATCTAACAATTGTGGTAAAATAGCATCATAAACTCTTCCAAGTTCAGCGATGATATTTGTAGCATCTAAAACAATACCAACAACATCAACAACTGTTGCGTCATTCTCTAATTGAAGGATGATACCATCTTGAGCACCAGCGATGTTATTTGGATAGAAAGGGAAACCTGGGTGGTTTGATTTCCATACCATTTGTTCTGTATCAGCAGATACTTTTTTAGCAACTTGGTCTAACAAGAAACTTTCAACTGTTGGAGGTACAATCTCGTCAGAGTTAGAACCTGGTCTTAACAATAAAGATAAGTAGTTAACTTCGAAAGTTCTTTGACAATATTCTAAATTGATTTTGATAGGTGATACTTCGAAAGATTTTTGATTTAATGTTGTATCTCCATTTGAGGAAAATGAACAATCGGCATCATTAAGTATATCTCCGATTTGTAATTCTCCCAATTTTATTTTTGATTTAACGTTAGGTATTAATTTGAACAAATTTTTTGATGTTCCTGTTAAAAGTGCCTCTGCGTAAAATCCCTCAGCATCAATACCAGTAAAAGTAGTATTGTCTACGAAATTTAATTTGAAATCATTTTTTTTCATAATTTTATTTTTGTTTTTATTTTTATACATTAAGTATAATAGTTAATTAATTTGTATATTATATTTATACAATCTCATTAAGAATGAGTATTATTTCTTTTTGAAGAAACTAATCTTTTCAAGAATAATATCATTTTGTACTTGTTTTTTAATCTCACTATCAGTTTTTTTAGTTACTGATGGAGCACCAGCAGATAAAGATAATTTTTCTAATTTAGCTTCAAGTTCAACAATTCTATAGTTTTCAGTTGATGTTGTCTCTTCTTCAATAGTTTCAACATTTTCTAATTTGTCTAATCTTGATGATAGTTCAGCAATAACGCCTCTTAACTCTTCAATAAGTGGTTGTACAACCTCTAATAATCCTGTTGTGTCAGGTGTGATTGCCATGTCACCAGGGTTTGTAGCAGCGTCAGCAGCAGCCTCTTCAGGTGTTGAAACCTCAGCAACTTTACCAGCAATAACATTGATTTCGGTACCATCTTCAAGTGTGTAATCACCTTCAGCTGGAGTTTCAGTTCCATCAATAGCAACAACTACTAAATCAGCACCAATAGTAATATCTCCTTTAAGAATAGTACCATCCATTGTTTTGTAATCCATAAGTTTTATGTTTTTGTTTTTATCTTCTACAATAGAAGTCATTTTTATAAGTTCAACATCAGCCTTAACTTCGATTGAAAATCCTTTTACTTTATCAGTTTTAACTTCATTCATCCAAAACTCTTCATCCTTCACCTTAACACCAGCGAACCATGTTCCTTCTGGGAGGTCAAATCCATAATCTTGTGATTTATCATTTTTACCAGTAATCCAGTTTTGTAATAAAACAGCATTTACTCCTTTATCACTATGTTGAAAGTTAAATATATCATTGATTTTATTTTCATTATATTTATCAGCAATGATTTGGATTGTTTCAGCATCGAACATTATGTTAAATAATTCACCATCTGCCGCCTTTCTTAGAATAAGTTTATTTGGTATTAAAAGAGGTCCAAACAACATTTGTTTATCTTTGTTTGCTGAAAAGAAAAACTCTTCAACTTTTCCTAATTTAATCCAATCTACTTCGATTGCTGGTTGGTCAACAAGTGACACCGCATAAACACCAGTCAAATCATCATCAGCATTTACTATAACTCTGTAAGTTTTTAATTCCATAATATAAATATATTTTTTGTATTTTTTGTATATTAAAAGGATGTTCTCCTCTTTAGTTTATCTGCTCTATTTTGTGAATTTGTAATCGTAACCTCTTTAACATAAGTCTCAACTGGTCTATTATTTAATTCATTTATAGCATTTATTATACCTTCACTATCCATTACTGATGAAGATGATGTTGTTGATGGATTAAATATATTATTCTTAGTATGTGGTATAGCAACTCCACCACCTGCTTGATTTATAGCACTTAACATTGGTGCGAACATCGAAGTTGATTTAGCATTTATAACACTTTCACCATTTGATAATCTAGCATTTATACTATCACTAGTTCCAGTACCAGGTCCATTAACTAAACCACCCGTCGCATATGTTGGTATATATTTTTTAGATAAAACTGCAGCTTCTTCAATAGCACCAATTGCTATATTTATTGCTGTAAAAGGCATACCACCTGTCAAAGGGAAGGCAGCAACTGAACTCATAACAGCCAATGCCGTTTTAATAGCTATATTAGCAGCATCATTTATCTTTTGAGCATTAAATTGTTTCTTTTTAATCTTATCCTCTTCAATTTGTCTTTTTCTTTCAGCATTTATCTTTTGTTCAGCAAATCCTTGTTCAGCATCATATTGTGCTTGTTGTAAGGTTGTTCTATTAGCTTGTGCGTTTTCATAAGCTTGTTGTTCAGCATCTATAAGAGCAATTTTAGCATCATATTCCTTTTGATTAGCTTTGCTTCTTTGGTCCATCGCATTATTAAATATAGATAAAGCTGCTGCTTGTAATGTTGCTTCTAATTCAACATAAGCTTGAACTTTCATTTCTGCCTTTTTCTTTTCCTCAGCAAGTACTGCTTCATCATGTTCCTTAATCAAAGCATCAATTTTAGCATTAGCTTTAACCTGTTCCTCAGCCAGTTTTATATTCTTATCTTTTTCAATTTCTACTATTTCTTCAGCCGTTTTTGTAGCTGATGATTTAACTGCATCTGCTTGTTTCTCTATATTTGGCATATTTTGAGGGTCAGTTCTTAACTCAACTAATATATCAAAAGCTCCTGTTGAATTCTTTGCGAACTCATCTTGAATAATCTTTACATCATCAACTAATTTTTGTGTTGATTTTAAGTATTCTTCAGCACTTATTTCAGCATTCTTATATTTTTCATTTAATATGGATTGTTCATAAGTAGCATTATCTTTAACAACTTTTAAATAATCTGTACCAAGGTATTTCTCTGATAATTCATTATGTTTTTTAGCATAGTCTTCTTGAATTCTCATTCTACTTGTCATAGCTCTATTATCTTCAGCAATAACATCCGCATTATGATTTACAAGACTATCTATTTCAAGTTGTTGAGCTTCATATCCAGCATTTTTCTTATCAGTAATATATTTACCAGTTTTTTTAAGTTTATCAATTTCACCCTCTTCTACTAAAGCTACTATCTGAGTTAAATTATCTTCAACTTTATTAAGTTCATCTTTCTCTTGTTTTCTTAATAAAGCACTTTCCTTTTCAAACCCATCCTCCATTAAATTTATACGGATTTCCTCAGCATCAGTTATACCTTTTAATCTTAACTCTTCGATTTTAGCAGCTCTTTCAGTAGCTCTTAAATTGGCTTCTTCAATTGCTTTATTTTTATCTACATTACTCTTAACAATCTTTTTATCATTGGTTACTATAGTTTCAGCAGTATGTAATCCTGAAGCATTTATTTTTTCATTAGCATCTAAAGTGGCTGTTGTATATCCAACAAGCCTTTCTTCGGCCGCTCTTAAATCATTCCTTAATTTAACCAATCTTGCATCTCTATCAAAGTCTATATAGGCATTATTATTAGCCCATATTCTATCTTTAGCATATTGCTTTTCCTCAGCAGCTATTTTTGCATTCAAATCTCTCTGTATAGTTAAATTTGCATTTATTGTGGTCTCTAAACTTTGAACTTTGAATTTTAACTTTAACATTGCTATATAATCTTCGACTGAACCAGATACCGCGGCTTGGAATTCCTTTTCGTCTTTTAGATTTTTTAAGGTTGTGCCATATGTACCATTTATCTCTTTGATTAATTTTAATCTTTCAGCCGAGCCTGGATTTGTTTTCTTTAATTGCTCAGTTAATAAATAATAGCCAGTTAATTCTTTTGATAAATAATTATTTTGTTTATCATGTTCCTCTTTTTGTTTCTTTAATAATTCTACAGATTTCTTCTTTTCCTCATTGGCTTTCTTTTCTGCTTCAGCTGCCTTACTTGATGAGTTACTCCACAAAGTTAAAGCAGCAACACCAGCAACTATTAAAGTAATTAATATACCAATTGGATTTGCCTTCATAGCAAGGTTTAAAGCTCTTTGAGCAATTGTTGCAGTTCCAGCAGCAGCCGCTTCAGCAGCCTCAGCAACAGCCTGTTCAGATGTTAAAAATATAGCAACTTTTCTAGTAGCATTTTGAATACCTAACATAGCCGCACTTTCCTTCTGAAGAACTATTCCAATTTGTTCCATACCCTGCATTACAGCCATTATAGCTTGTAATCTAACCATGCTTTCTTGAAGTTTCTTATTCTCACCACCAAAAATGGCTGCTGCACCACTCGCAACTCCAAATCCAGCCGCAATACCTTGACCTATACCAGATATAGCTTTTATATTCTTTAAGTCATCACCAAGATATTTAGTAGTAGCACTTAAATCACCAATCTTATCTTGTAATTGACCAGCAGCAGTAGCAACTCTTGTAAAGGCAGCAGTTCCTTCTGTTAAATTCAATGCCTCACTCTTTAAGTCTCGAAGTGCCTTCTTTGTTTCTTGAATTGTTTTAGCGGATTGTGCCGCGTTGATTAATAAATCAATCTTTATATTTTCTGCCATCTAGTTGCTTCTCTTTTTATTAAATATATTTATTTATGATTTTGTTTTTATATAGGGACTATGTTGAATAGATAAGTCAATCCTCCTTCCCAATAGTATATTCTCATCTCATCTGATGTGTCTAAAGGGTCTATTGTATAGTAAGGATTTACATCACCTTTATATACACTTATAACCTGTGGGTCTAGTAGAATACCTTCTATAAACTCTAACCTCTGTGTTGTTCTATCAAAATTTGTTTCCATAATACCATCTAAAATAGTTTTCTAATCTTATTTGTTCACTTTCATTCATCCATTGTTCTGTGATAAAACCCATAGCCAATCTATTACCTGAATTACCATATACACTTGAGTTCCCAAATAAAATATAGTTATTTAACCAAGTCAATCCTGCTGGTGTTGCTCCAAATGATGTGATAGTATCACTAACAACACTTCTACATCTTTTACCATTTATGAATATATCTATACAACTACCAAGCCCTTGTGGATTATACAATCTTGCCTTAACCGTTATCAAAACCCAGTTGTTTTTCATAGTAGCATCAACTGCTCTATATTGTAATTTCTCTGTTGTTGGATTTCCTACGAAAAAAACATCTATATTATTTCCATCATATTCAACACTTAAATCACCAACTGTCTCGACAAATACCGGGTCACTACTTCCATCTTTTTTCCAGAAAAGGACACTTCTACCAACCGAATTTAGTTCGCAAACCATCATTAAAGTCATCTCGGATGTATTAGTCATACTTGGTGAACTATCATTCTGTCTACCAAATACCGTAGTCGATGTATTAAATGATAGTGATGACTTATTATTAAAAACATCACCTGTATTTTTATTTATTGTACCTAATGTAGTAAAGTATGATTTAGTTGATTGAGTTAGTGGATTATATGTATTTAATAAATTTGGCACATCTATTACAGAAGAACCAGATAAAGTAACATTATCAGCGTTCCAATAGTGAAACGGACAATCATTTATAGCAGTTGATATTACAACTGGGTCTTGCATCTTTCTTTTACTAAGATGACTATTACCACCACTTCTTTTTCCATTCAACATATTTGAAAGAGCCATACCACTCTTTACACCCTGTTGACTACCATTTATTAAACCACTATTCATAAGTTTCTCCGAATGATACAAAGTTTAAAACGGCAGCACCAGTAAGTGTCGTACCATAAGATGCTTTTAATGAGTGTCCAGTTGGTATGTTAAAATAAGGAACTCCATTAGCATCTTTTTGTTTTTGGAATATACTAGCACCATTGGATGAACCGAATAAATCAACAGCTGGTGCTGCCGTCGTATTACCAGAGTTTAATGGTATATTTACTTGATAAAGTTGTCTATTAAAAGAAGCATTGGATAACCATATTGTTACGGTCTCTGCTGTTCCAAATGTTGAAGTACAGTTTATTCCATATAATCTTCTATCATATGATACTGTTCCACCCAATATATCATAATTAGTATTTGGTGATGATGGTTGATAACCTGATGCTGTGGCTGCTGATGCGGTCGCCATAGATACTGTATTTATGAAACTATTACTAGTAAATGTTAAACTTGTTGCCATATTGTTATTTTTTTATTTTAGTGAACTCTCTTGAACTTTGTTCATAGAGTATATATTAAGTTATGTATTCGCTGCTAAAAATAGAAGCGTTGAGTTTGATACTAATGAATTATTACTTGCTGATGAACCTGATGTACCACTTGTTCCAGTATTACCGGAACTACCAGATGAACCTGATGAACCTGATGTACCACTTGTTCCAGTATTACCAGAACTACCTGAACTACCAGATGAACCTGATGAACCTGAAGTACCAGATGTTCCACCAATAACTCCTACTGATGTCGTAACGAATGAATAGTATTGTGTTCCTTGTGTATAATATTTTATCACATGTGATGTACTATCATTATTTGTCAGCCATATTTTTACTATCATTCTATTTGTTGGGTCTATACCTGTTGTTGGTAGGACTAAATCGACATATGTTTCTGCTGGTGTCACAGCATCTACCCACGAAATCAGATTTGCACCTGTAGATATAGTTGGTCCTATTGGTGTTCCACTACTATCTGATAATCGTATCGTACAATATAGTTCTATGTGGTCATTCTCTGCTGGCTTCAATACATGAATATGAAACCTTTGAGTTCCACTTGGTATGATTGCGAACCCTAGTTGTTCTGTTATATAACTCGATACTAAATGATTGGCTTCATGTCCAGTCAATGTCTGTGTCAATATAACTCCTCCATTTGGTAATGGTTCTGTACTTAATACTCTATATGGAGCTATAGATGATGTCATACTTTGATTAAAATAGTATGTTTGTCCTGCTGATATACCAGAAGGTCCTGTTGAACCAGTTGCTCCTATTAAACCTGAAGTTCCTGAAGAACCTGAAGTACCAGAAGAACCTGATATTCCTGAACTACCAGAAGAACCTGAAGTACCAGAAGAACCTGATATTCCTGAACTACCAGAAGAACCTGAAGAACCTGAAGAACCTGATATTCCTGAAGAACCTGACGTACCAGCACCTCCACCACCAGCCGTACCACCAATATAGGTTGTATCGGATAGAACCATATTATATTGTTGTCGTGATTGGTCCCAAGTTGAATATGAAAAACTCATAACCTTTAATTGGCCTGATGTTCCATCATAGTCTAAAATATATCTATTGGTATCATCTCTTACGATTAAACTCATTTTATAAGTTATTTTTTAAATCTTGTATCTCTTTATACATTTTAAGAAGTTCTGCTTCTTTTTGAGCTATCTCTTCTTCTGGTGTTAGTATATCTACCTCAACCTCTTCAACTGATACTAAAATAGTAGTTCCGTCTTCTTGTTTTACCCAAGTTTCATTTCTATCAATCCTTTTCATATTAAATTATTTTTATTTTTATCTAAATCCTATAAAAGGTATAGTTGCAATATTAGTATATGCTGAGAAAGAAGCTGAAGTTATTGTTGCCGGAAATGAAGTAAATGAACCTAGTGCTCTAGCGGTTACTGGTCTAGAATGTAAAGTACCATTAAATGAACCATAATAACTTAAAGTATTAACACTAGAGGGTGATATTAAAGCAGGTGAACCCACAGCACCTGTTCTTAAAATTGCAGTATAATATATTGCACTTGATGGTGATGATGGTACACTATAACTTAAACCTGTTATTGTTTTTCTACCAGTAGTTGTTAATGAGACTTCTCCAAATGTTGTTAAAAGAGTACTAGGATAATGACGACCATTTGCGTCTAAACTAATAGAATATAAAGCAATAGAGGCTGTTGCTCCAGTTGTGAGTGTACTACAATACAATGCAACTTCATTTATAGTTTCACCTTGAACTAAGTTTATTGTTGAATAGTTTATCTCACCAATAGTTGATAGTGCAAAAGTTGCTGTTGTTGATGAGAGTGAGATTGTATTAAGTTTATACCAAGGAAGTGTATCATAATCGGCAGGTACTCTAATAGAGTTAAACATTGTAGCACTTGATGTACCCCCACCACTTGCATTTGAACCAGTAGCACCAGTTATCCCAGAAGTTCCTGAAGTTCCGTTAATACCTGAAGTTCCACTCGTTCCACTTGACCCAGCACCACCAGAAGTTCCACTCGTTCCATTTGAACCAGTAGCACCTCCACTAACACCTGTTAAGTATTGCCCATTCCCATAATATACAGAAGCACTCATACTCCCTATACCACTAAAATTATTATTATTGTTTATCATATTTACTATTTATTTTTAGAATGTATTTTTATCATATAGTAATTCAACATTACAAGTCCAATCAATTGTTTTACCAGTCTCACCAGTAACATCAATATACATATTAGGTCCAGATATAACAAAACTTGAAGATGCTGTAGCAAATTCACTCTTAATGATATAATCAACAACTCCAATTTGTGTTACTGGGTATAATGCAGCAGGATTAACTCTTACCCATGATGTTATTTCAGCAGCATAACCCAACATTTTATCACTTGATATTCCTCTAACGTGAGCCTTAATTTGAACTATACTTGTATCAGTTATAGCTGGGTCCATATCACAATATATTATTAAAGTCGTTGTATTATCAGTAGTTTGCATACAACCACCTCTTTTATCATCTGTAACTGTAATTTGTGGATATCCAGATGGTGAAAATTGATTTTGTTGTTTATCAGTTGTAATATTAGTTGAACTCCATTTTTGGTAACCATTATCCGTTACCGTTGATAATATATTAGTTGGTGTTTGTGTTATATCTGCACTGAGTGTATCAATCAAATCAATGCTTTGAATACCAATAGAACCAACTGATGTTAATATTCTATTCACTTTATTTACAATACCATCATTTTTAGTAACATCAAGTTTGATACCATCTACATCATTAGTCATTTTAATATAACTATTAACTCCTTCAAATGTTGACCATAATCCAGGGTCAACACCTTGAGTTAAACCAATCGCATTTACAATAAAAGTATGTGTTCCAAGACCATCTTCTTGTGCGTACAAGTTTGTCTCACCACCAAAGTTGATACTTTGAGTTCCAATATAGTTTCCTAATGCCAATGTCTGTTCTAATGTAGAAGATGCACCAACCGCAATATCAACATATTCTTTATCAACTAAACTTCTATTTGTATAATTTGAAGAATAATCTGTATCATATGTTATACCAACAAAACTTGTAGTTCCACTAACAATAATGTCTGTATAGTTTTGTTCTATATTTGTGAATGGTCCTATACCTGTTCCAACATTAGCATCAACTCTATTCGTTATATAATCATGTGCAACTATTAACTTACTCGCAGAAGCACCACCATTATGATATGCCTGTAATGTAACAGCAGTATATGTTCCAGTTCCATCTGTTGAAGCAACGATTTGTGCCGTACAATCATTCAAAACGTCGTGTGTCTCGTGATTAAAGGCATCTGCACTTATTGTAGTTTCACTCCCAAGATTAAAAGTATTTGTATCAAAATCTTGATTATCAGCATTAAATCTTATTACCTGTGGTCTAAGCCAAAGTCTTGTTTTTTTAGCGTCTTGATTAGCCGGTGAGTTTATAGTGTCATAAAGTTGGTTATTTTCTAACATTATATCACCTTTATCATAAAATCTCATATATGATTGTGTTAGACCAGCAAGGTTTTCTATCTGATAATAATCTCCAAGACCAACAAAAGGAGCACCAGCATCATACCAATGTTGTGATATACCATTATATCCTTTTATCTGTGAAGCAGATGAACTAATAAATATTGATTGAGTTCCTGTTGTATTTCCTAATATCAATGTCTGTTCTAATGTTTGATAAGAGGCAGTTCCAGTAGCACCAGCAGGTCCAGTAGCACCAGCAGGTCCAGTAGCACCAGCAGGTCCAGTAGCACCAGCAGGTCCAGTAGCACCAGCAGGTCCAGTAGCACCAGCAGGTCCAGATGAACCAGTTGCTCCACCACCACCACTTAAAGACGAAAGGTCTAATGAGTAAGTAACACCATCTGTTCTATCAAATATAGCAGTAGTTCCAGCTAAAGTAGCTGAAGTTGTATAAATATCATTTGAATATGTTCCAACAAATTCACCATAGAAAACTCCGCCATAAAATTCAGGTGATGTAATTGGTCCTGTTGAACTAACTTGTGAGAAGTTATTAATTGTTAATCCAATAGTAGAAGCGTCGTTAAAAGTTATAAGAAGCTCATCTATTGTATCATCCCACGTTATTGTCGCAATTGATTGTTGGTCTAATATAGGACTTAAATCTATATTGTAATCACCACCATCATTTCTTGAAAATATGATTGTGTTAGAACTTAAAGTTGCTCCAATTGTAAATGTGTCACTATAAGTACCAGTTGGCAAGTTTGTTAAACCAGAACCATCACCATAAAATATAGATGCTGATGCATAACCATTAACATTTATATTATTATCAAATGAAAACTCTATGTTATTTGTTTGAATTAATCCATCAAATGAAACAGTATTACTAAAATCAACAGTATTGGTAAAATATGATGGATTAGAAATCGTACCACCTAACCAATCAGAAACAATTCCTGTAAGAAGTGAACCATCTCCACTATAAGTACCACCAATAAAATAATCAGCTGTAATTGTTGTACCATTTATTGTTGTACCAACTAAATAATTTGCTGAAAATGTTGGAGCATAAACTACTCCTGAAAAGGTTCCTCCCGAGATATGAACAAAATCACCAATAAAAGAAGCAGAACCACCAGTTCCTCCAAATAATTGTGATATACCATTATCGGTTCTAATCCAAAAAGTATCATCAGCAGCATTAGTGAAAAACTCACCTATATAAAGGTCTGTTGGTAACCATGTACCATCTTCGTGATTATCTGAAAGGGGAATTGATGGGGTTGCACCAGATATGGTACTATATTTCATTATTATTCTAACGTCATCTGTTGTGTTGCAACTCATATGTTTTCTATTGTATTTTATATAAATATAATTTTAATATATTTTGTTTAATTAATGATATCTCAAAACATGTAACATCATGATATACTATATATAATAATTAACTTCTATCCTGACCACCATTAATAATTCTAGCAGCACTTACTGAGTTTTTCCCACCACATATAACTGAACCATTATTAGTGGATTTTACCATTGATATATTCCTTGTTACACTTTCAATATATGTCGTGTTACTCTCTTTTATTACTTGGTTACTACCAACTATAGAAACATTCTTAACACCACCCCAAACCTCATTATTATTACCCGTAATAGTGATATTCTCACATCCTGCACCTATATTATTTCTATCACCATTAACTTTAATTTTAGTTGATGTTGGGTCAATAAAGTTTCCATCACCAATAGCCGAGTGTTGTGCTTGTAAGGATATAAAATTATTACCAGGTAAATTATTTTTAGTTGGATAATAATCTTTAATTGGTACAAAATCACCAAAGATATCTGACCTGAATAAACTAACTCTATCTTCTAATAAAGTAAAAGGGGTTCTAACATCTATAGTTGGTGAGTTTCTATTAAAAATATAAGGAACATCCCACTTACTTGGAAATTCACCATTAGTAGTAGCCAACCTTTCTTTAAAGATTTGTATAAAATCTCCACCAAATTTATTCGGTTTAACCCATTTATCATCAATTATATCAACCGAATATGATGATGGTGTAAAAGATGTATAATCCTTTGCCTTTATTAACTCAACCTCAGCCTTATTATTTAGTGGGTTATGTGTTATCTTATTTATTCTATAATAAACATTATCAACCTGTATAGTATCTCTTAAATCTAAATTAATCATATCAATTTCACTCAATATAATTTGTGCTGTTAGTAGATGTGAGTTCTTATCAGTTATTTCTTCAATCTGTGCTCTCCAATACTTATTAAATAGATTATTATTAGTTACATTTTTCCACGGAAAATAAAGTTTTCTAGGTGTACCCCAACTTAAATCATTAGTAGGATTTTTCCAATCATCTAAATGACCTGAATATGGATAACTTGAGTAATTATCATCTTGACCACTATCATATTTATTATAAATAACAAAAGTTTCATCTGGTGTAAAAATCCATCCACCATAAAATAAAATTCTCCACTTACATTTAGTAGCAGATTTAACTCCATTATCATCTTTAACATAAGCAGGTAACATTCTCTTACTAGAAAGATGTTGAACTGTTGGTGTAGCCGCGAATGATGATTTAATCTCCATTGTTTCAACAACAAAATCATTATTAACCTCTAAATTCTTTGTACCATAAACTTCATTATAGGATGAGAAATAATCAGTATTGTAATAATCACTATCCTCAGCATATGTTAAAGTATATTTCTTATCTTGTAAATCATATAGTGGTTCAATCTTAATCTCTTCTGCATTATCAACCTGATAGGTCCAATCATGTATAGTACCATCTTTATAGAAGTCATTCCTTGGTTCAATCTTAAAAGATTTATCACCTGTTTGTATCCAATATAGATTAAATAACTTATTTATTTCTTTAATAAATTCGACTGCCTTAACATCAGGTAAAAAAGAGTTCATCTCTATAGTATCACCTAGTGCTAATTTCTCATCAACTAAAGCCATTGTTAATTGACCCGTTGAATATGGGTCATAAACTGAACCTGATGGTGTAAATGTTTTATTATCAACACACAAGTGAGTTTTTAAATTAACTTGTTGTACGGCAATTCCATATATATTGGCCTGTCTAAACTTATAGGTAAAATTACTTCCAGTAGCCCACCAATCTATTAATATAGCAACTTGTTCACCTGCATTTAGAAATCCAGTCCAAGATGTTTCATATACAACCTCCTCAGTAAAAGTACCTCCTGGTAAATTATGTGGACTTCCATCATTAAATCTACTATCAACTAAAGTCTCAGCAACAGATGCTAATGTTACACCTGTTGATAAATTAACTATTCTTAATCTAGCCTCAAATGGACCACCAACAAAATAACAATAATTATATGTATTACCATCCATAGCTAAATCTTCAATAAAAACTCTCATCGGAACTCTTGCTGATATAACATATTTTCCATTCTTTGGAATTGTAAGACTTCTATTGACTACTGAATAATTATTATTTATATCATTAGCTGGTAGATTAACCGTATCATTAAAAGGAACTCTTACTTGTGGATAAAATTTATTAGTCTTACTATCACCATTAATAAGATAAAAATAACCAGGTCCATTCTCTGGTGTCTTAACCCAAGTTTGAGACTTCTTTATTTGGTCACCAGTAAGAGTAATCTCACTCTCACCAACATAAGGCAATATAAGTTTTCTAAAAATTTCACTGTTAAGAAAGTTACTATTATATGTTATACCTTGACTTTTAAGAATTCTATCAAATATAGTTTTAGTATATATCGCTGGTTTAAAATCTTCAGCATCAAATCTATTATCGGCCTGACCTCTATATTCAAGTGGATAAACATAACCATTACCTAAATTAAAAGGTACTTTAATTCCATTCTGGTATATGTACCATTTCCAACTATCAATCATATTATAGATAGTCCAAGCATGATTAAAATCACTTAAATTAACTATATCGGTTAGTTTAGAGTTGGCTATATCATTAAAGAATGAACCAAATAGACCATAAATTGTTATATCATATCCAACTATTTTATTATCAACTTTAATAATATCATTTAATTGTAAGTTACCATTAAAATATTGGTTACCATTAACTAAAACTTGTGCGTTTAGTTTAAGATTTGGATTATATGAAAATGAGCTAAATCCACCCTCATATATATGTTGAAAGATTTGATTATTAATCTTTGTACCTGGTATAGTAAAGGTCTTTGTATGATTACTCGTTTTAGTCGTAGGTTCAATTATATCACTTAATTGATATACTGTGTTGATTTCAGCATCTCCAATATCTAACTTACCGATTATATTTCCCGCTACATTTGATACGTTTATCTCAATTCTATTCATAGTTTTTTATTATTTTTTACTTGAGTATATACCTGAATATGTTTTTGGTCCACTATTAAAATCACCACCTCGTTGAATAACTCTACTATTAGATAACATAAAGTTAACCTCATATTTATATAAAGTACCTGTGTCACCTCTATTTATTTTATTAAACAATTCAATCTCTGTATTTGTTATATCAATTGGATATATTTTCGATGTACTTTCATCAATCCAATATACTTCTGGACTTTCATATAAATAAGCCAACCAATCTAAATATGGTTGATTAATCCAATCCGTTCTAACAATATAGTTATCATTTGAAACTACATTATAGGTTGTACTTCCTCTTTCACCTAATTTATATTTATATCCAGCAGTTCCTTGATATGATTTAAGATGTCTTGAAAACTTTTGTTTCTCAATCTTTCTTCCTTTATCACTTCTCATTGTAAAGTTGTAATAATCAAATCCACCCAACTCATTTAACCACATCAAAGTAAATTTCTTATTTTTAGAACAATCACACTCTATATTAAAAGTCCATGTCTCACTATATCTTTGAAATGACCACCAATAAAAATTTATTAGTGCTGTTTGATTAATTTGATAAATATAATACTTAAAACAAGTTCCATTAGTTATTTCTCCATAGTTAAGGTTCTTTGGTCCAGCTGGCACATCACATCTAGTAAGTGGTGTTGTAATTTGTCTAAATCTAACCACTTCAGTTTGAACTATTGTACAGTTCGGAACTGAACCACCTAAATAAAATATATCTGTTTTAATTACTGTTGATGTTAAACTTAAAACTCTACCAGTATATGGTGGATTTATTCCATTAACAACTGTTATATAATCACCAGCATTATATCCTGTAGTGGATGCAACTGTTATCGTTAAGACTTGACCATATGGTGGTGGTCCAGCAATATTATTTATAGTACCAATCTTAGCAGCAAGTATTGGTGTTGAATGAGTTTCACATATAGTTTTCAATGTTGGTGCTGTTGGATAAAATGGGCTCCAATTGCTCTTACCAAACATACTCAAAGTCATATAGTCATCAGTACAAACATTTAATTCATTATCAGGTCTCCCTGTTAAATATTGACCAGGTGATGCCGTACCAATCATTAAATATGGTGTTGGGCTCCATGTTAAAAAGTCCTCATACTGAACAACACCATTAAATGTTTTGGCACTATCATTTTTAGTTGAAAACTTATTTAGAAGAACAAAGTTATTTCTTGATATAATTGAACCAGTTACGATTGATGATATAGCAGATGTATAAGGTATATTTGTTTTTAATTGAGCATAAGACGTACCTTGTACTATACCAAGTATAGTCCATTCTATATTTAAGTATTGTGTTAAAGTCGATGGACTATCATAAGCGATTGTAAAACTATCACCAATTGAAAAAGTAGTTATATGTGGTGTCGTCAATTGTTTAACTCTTAAAAGAACATATGTTACTCCATCAGCACCAACATAAGATGAAAATAGATTAATCTTTTCACCTTGAACGAAGTACATAGTCGATATATTTGTTGAACCAGTAAAAGTAGTATCTGTTAGAGTGAAGGATGTAGGTGAGTTTACATATACTCTTTTATATCCATTATAAGAAGCATTGGTCGAACCCTCAATAAGAACTCTATCACCAGTTAATAAGTTATGTGGTTTAGAACAACCAATTCTAACGTTACCAGTATATGGATATCCACTAGAAATCCAAGAAGTTATTGTACCAATACGAGAGAACTCTTCACCGAAATTAATATAATAATCGATTAAGGCTTTCGGTGCCGCAGTGCTTGTTGTAACACTCCAGTTAAGATTGTAAGATAAATAACTTTCTAGTATTCTACCAACATCAAACATACCATAGTTGTTATTTGATATATCAGGATTGTGTCTTAACTCACCAATTTTTACATTATTGGCATAAATTTCGGATATATATCTAAAATTATTAACCTGTTTCTTATCACTATTAACAACAAATCCAAGTCCATTATATACTGGGTTTATTTTAGCAACTAAACCGTCATAAGGTCTATTTAAAACTGTTATACTCATATCTTTATTTTATTTTATTCTTCCTGGAAAGTATTTAACATCTCTTAGTATTTTCTCTTCGGCATCATCTGCGAATTGTTTTCCCATCTCTTTTAATATCTTTTGAATGATTGGACTATCTTTCGTCCATGGAGTTGTGAATGGTCTTGCTTTTGTACCGTGTCTAAATATATTACGAGCTATAAAGAAGGCAGCATCTTGACTTATACCTTTCAATCTACACCAACTTCTTATACTATCAATCTTTGGCCAATGACCTGGTCTCGTTCCTTTATCTACGAATAAACCATAATAGATATAGTTAATTTCAAGGTGATATACTTCTGCTTTATCTTTAAATACTCTTGCTTTAACTGAATTGTATAATTCACCTGATGCAAAAGAACCATTCAACTTTATTAAAGCCTTCATTTCCTTCACCATCTGCTGACCTAATCCCAATAAAGTTTCATCAATCTTATCTGCCATAATATATTAAATATAAAAATATGATTATTTGTTTAATAGACTGGAACGTTACAAGGATTATTATCTAAATTGGTTATGATAGTTATATCACAAAACCATCCAACACAATATTCTGTAAATCTTTCAGTAAATGGAGTACATACATTATCTTGTTCTATATCAACTTCTGTGTTCTCATTAACATAAACCTTAACTACATCTATTAAAGTTCTTAAAGTGTCTGATAAGATATCTTGTTGATGACTATCATCTGTATTATCTATATCGAATACTAAAATCCTAAACATATAGTTTAAAGTATTAATTCCAACAGTGGCATTTTGTGGTACAACCCAACATATCGGAAAGTTTTGACTATTATCAATAATACTATCTATATCTGATACATCGCCTGAACCAAATCTATTGATAAAAGGATTAGCCATTGCTACCTGTTCTAGGTCTGTAATTATCTGGTTATAACTATAACTCATATTTTATTTTATTTTTTTATATGTTCATTTCTTTTCGGTATGATAACCAAACTAAACATTCTGTAAAGTTTTTATTAACTACTTCTTCTGTTTTACAAATATCACCTTCTGATAATTGATATATGATTGAAATCCACATCCACTTTCTACTTCGTTCTTCTTGTTGTTCAGCTTGTTTATCTTCAAAACTTAATCTTCGTTCATTAGGTCTGTCATCTCCTGCCTCAATGTCTTCACTCTCTCCACCGAACAACCCTCCAAATCTTTCATATAAATCGCGGCGGTAGTCCAAAAAAAAAGAAGGTTAGACCAAACAAAATTCATATCCATATCCAAAAACATATTCTCTCTATCAGTATCTTGTTTATAATCTTCTAAAGTATATTTCTTTGTAATAAAATTATATGACTTAGTCGGTTGATAAAGTACTGCTAGTATCTTATGTGCATTCTTTAAAAATCCATCACTATAATATTCTTCTATATCAACCATCTGTGCTAATTTCAATTCAGTTAATTCAGTCATACCAAATCTCACCTTATTCTTTTTGAATGTTTTAATTTGTTTAGGTTCTGGGAAAGTACTCATAAAATCATATTCTTTAACAAAGTTAATTAATTCAATTGGGTTTAACTTTTCAATCTCATCAATAGTTGTATCTCTAATTATTGCCATTTGATTTATAGTTAAATCAATTTCATCTAAATCACCCAATTGGTCTATCTCAATCGCTTGTCTTAATGTCAAGTCGCGCCATCCTTTCATATTATATGTAGTATTTTTTTCTCATCTTGATAAGCCTGTGAGGCTTCTTGTTCATTTTCAAAATAACCTAAATGTTTAGATTTACCATCAATCCTAATTGTTGATTTCCACTTATTCATTTTTTTATCCCAAGAATATCCTTTGGCATTTCTATTAAATCCATTCTGTTGTATTGTAACACTTCTTAAATTATTTATACGGTTATCATCTCTAATTGTATTTATATGGTCTATAAAATCTACACATTTATTATGAACGCAATACCATATAAATTGATGTCCTGATATTTGATAATATTTTTTACTATCATCTCTAATACCAATACTTACATATCCATAAGATTTTTTATTTATAAGACTACCTTTACTACTAAAAATCTCACCAGTTATTGGATTACAAGTATATCCTTTATCAATCGCTAACTTTATTCTATCTTCTCTATTCATATTATAAATATATTTTTTTAATCATTTGTTTTTAAGCCAGTAATCTTTTACCTTTTTATAAACTCTAAATCTACATGAAGGACAACTCTTTTGGTGCTCTGGACTATTTGGAAAAAGTTTATTATGAAAATTATATAGTCTCGTTGTTTGGTCGGCTAATATCTTATCTTTATTTTCTAACTCTAACATTAGTTCTTCTAATCCTATTGGTATCATAATTATCTTATTAATTTATTATCTATTATATTAGTTATAACACTTACTATTATACTAATTTCTATACTAAAAGTTCCAATCAAAGTAATCCAAAACCCTAAACAAGATGGGCAATATATACCTCTATGAATAAACTTTTTAAACTTTGAATAACTATCATAGTCTTCGTCCTTAAACCCAATTCTTTTTAATAATAAGATTGGTTCTGCTATGGATGTAAATATAGATATACAAACCCATTTTAATAAAATATAAATCATAACTTATCTTTGATTTCATTTTTCAGTTTAATCATTAATTGATATACTGAATATCTTGTTTTATAATATATTTTCTTTCCATTCTTTGTTCTAAAAAAAGTATATTTATCTTTAATCTTATCATAACTTAATCCTTCCATAAAGTAGGCATCGAATAGCATCTTATTTACTTTTGATAGAGATGGATATATATCATGAACTTTTAGTATATTATTTATTTGTTCATCATTATAAACATATCTTAAATCTTTTATATATTCATCTTCATCAAGATGGTCGTAATCAATTACACTTTCATCTTCAATTTCAAATGGTATATCTCTACCTTTATCTTCAATGTAATCTGTTTTCTTATTACCTTTATATTTTATATTAAATGGTGTCGTGTCGAATTGTGATTGTAATCTCATCCAACTTACTGAAAACCCTTCTAACATATTTATATCAATATAAGGTTCTAACTTTAATTTATTATCATATAAGAATATAACCAATTCAGAAACTAAATCACTTGCCTCTGTTATTTTATTCTTTGATATATTCTTTGCTACTTCATAAATGAAATTATATCTAGTATTAATAAATTCATCTACAATCTTTTTATATTCTCGGTTTGTCATTAAAGTATATATTTAAGTTTTAATGCTCTCTCGGATTACTCGTGAAACGAGAGTGTCTAAAGACACTACTGAGTTAACTAGAATGAGATGAAATCATAACCACCTGACTTTCTATTATTCTTCTTATGGAACAGGACGGCGTATCGGAGTGCGTCAAGTGCATCATCAAATAATTTAACTGGTTCATCTAATAATCTTTCACCTTTAGATTGCCACTTATAATTTCTAAATTCATTTGATAGTCCAGTACTTTCGTGATGATAAAATAATTTATAAGATTTAACTGCATCAATTCCTTCTTTAACATTCTTTATAGCATTCAAACAATTATAACCTTCTCTTCTTAAATCTTCTATAATTTCAGGTCTGGCATAATCACATATAATCTTAGTTGATTTTGATATATTCAGTGCCTTCATTTTAATTATGAGGTCTTCACTAGTTAAATGGGTTTCATATATTACCTCTTTACAATAAACTATATCCTCTCTAAAATTACATTCTATTAATGCTGTTGGATGTTTATAACCAAAATCTAATCCATAAATTGTTTCATCATATCTATCTAACTCTTCAATATATTTAATTTGATGGTTATAAATTGTATGAGTTGATTTGGATGGCAGACCTAAATTATATATTTGATATAGGTCAAAATCAGTATCTTTTAATGCTTCAATCTCTTTTATTATTTTATTATCTAAAAATGGATTATCTCTGAATGTTGAATGGATTTTAGTTGTCTCTTCTTTATCCATCATCTCATATATAAAATGTTCCGAAGATGATGGGTTAAAATCCATTATTACTTTATCATTTGTTCTAAAGTTTAATTGGTTAAATTCTTCAAAAGATAATTCATTGGCTTCATTCATAAAAAGAACATCTCTCTTTCTACCTCTAATCTTCTGACTATCATCCAATGAAAAGAATTCTATTTTAGCACCATTATCAAAAGAATATATATTATCAGTTTTATTATGATTTTTAATATCATATAGTTTATACTCTGTAAGTATTTCTATCATGTCCCGCATTACAGTTGCTCTTAATGATGGGAATGACTTTCTAACAATTGATACAAGTTTTCCAGGGTTCTGTAAGCAATATACTATTAACAATTGACATATGGAATAGGTCTTTGATGAACGCGTTCCACCCATATTTATTACAAATCTTATCTTATCATCTAATAGTGCTTCATAGTTCTTTGTAAAAACTCCTGAATGTTTAATTTCTAATTCACTCAATTATATTATTTCTTTTTTCTTTTTGGTTTTACAACCTCTTTAATCTTTTCTTCAAAAAACTCTTCTTCTGTTTGGTGTTTTGGTTTATGTTTATCAAAAAACTCTTGTACCTTATCTTCAACAAACTCTATAATCTCATCAGCAACTATTTCAAATAGATGTCTTAACATCGGATTATTATTATATACCTGCCATAACTTTGGTTGGTCATATTTTGATAAATCGTAAAACACTCCGTTATATTTTATTGGTTCATTCTTCTTTAGTTTTATCATCATTATCATTTTTTTTATATTATATTATATGGTATATACTTTTAGCATTCAAATATGCATTATGTGCATCGGTTTCATTATCAAAAGAACCCAGCCATAATAATTTATTATTTATCTTAATTCTTGCTTTATATTTATTTTTTATTTTACACCAAGAATATCCTTTCGTATTATTTCTATTAAAATTATTCTGGTGTTTTGTAACTTCTCTTAGATTTTCTATTCTATTATCCAATTTATTTCTATTTATGTGGTCAATACATTCTGGTATATATCCATATTTTTTATAAAAAATAAATTGGTGAGTTCTAATATGTATAACTTTATTATCTAGCCAGATATCAAATCTTTCATATCCATTATAAATGAAGCCAATATCATTACCTCTAACACCAATTATTTTACCTCTGTCAATATCACAAATTATTCCATTACTAATCGCTTTCTTTATCTTCTCCTCTAAATTCATCGTTATTATTTTTATATTCTTTTAATATTATTACAGATACTTTATTAATTGAGTTGCCACCAGTTGTTATATCAATTTTTTGATTGTGTAATCCACTTATCTTATTAATTTCTTTCTTTATATCTAAGGCAAGTTTCTTATCACCAGTTCCTTTTGCTTCGGCCATCATCTTTTCTAATTCAACAATTGTTGCTTCTAATCTATCTTTTGATATATCTTTTAGTGCCTCCATTATAATTGGTTTAGCTTCTTTTAGTATATCATAACAATAGGTTGTGCCACACTCTCCTTCACTGGATAACCAATCTATAATCTCATATTGTGAAGTACCATTACACGTCATCTCTACCACCTTAGTGATTAAATCTATCTTCTTATATTTAGGGTCTTTCTTTCTCATTTTTCATTGTTATTCATTTATATATTAAACTATCATTCGTTCTTCTGGAATACCTAGATAGATAGTCCAAACTTTGATATAAGCTAGTTTTAGACTAAAAAATTGTTCAGTTAATTCATCTTTTGAAAGGAGTGTCAATTCTTTAGAAAGTAGAAGGTTTTCAATTTGTAAAATCTTTCTATCAATATCTTTGTTTATCTTATCTGCCTGTTCATAATGCTCACTTTCTACGAATATGAGCATATCATAAATGTTATCATTGAGGAACTCACATAATTTATCAGTAATATCTTCTTCTTTCATATCCATATTTTATTTCTAGTAGTAGTGTTTTAACACTCTTTATTACATAAAGTATATATAAAATATAAAAGATGGCCCATTTGTTTAGACACTATCGTTTCACGACTAATCCCAGATTTTTAGTTTTGTAATGTTTTCAATGTTAAAGTGTTCTCTAAATATATTTCTATTTATTAATATACCTTTAACTTTACCCTTATCACCACTTTGTTCAGTTAATTTTAAGCCTGGTGTTTTTATAAGTTCTTTCAAATCTTTTACTTTTATAAAGTAAGCTTCTTCTAAGTCTGGAAAGAAGTAAACAAATATATCACTCTTTGTTGTATGAACTCCACTATTTTATTTTTGAAGTATTCCCATCTATCTGTTTTCAATTCAAAAAGGACTGTTTTACCTTTTATAGATGAACTAAAATCAAAGTCACTATTTTTGTTTGGATTAAATATGGTTCCTGAAAAACCTTTATATCTTTCTAACCATTTAGCAATAACTTTTTCACCTAATTCACCCCACTTTAAATCATTTTTGAACTTTTCGTTATAGTTTATATTTTCCATTTGTTGTTTTATTTTTATACTTTATATATAAGTATAAAAAACAACAAAATGATTTGTATGGATTGTTTATAGATTGACTATAAAACAAAAAAAAGTTAGGATTTTATAATCCTAACTTTTTTTTTTCTGGTTTGTCTAAACCTTCTAGTAATTTTATTATTCTCTTATCTCTGTTTTCTTTTATAAGAAGGAGTTTCCAATCATCATAAGACATAAATTTACCCATACAACTTCTTTTAAAGGCACAATTCCAAACTTCTGGTTGTGATTTATAATTATTAAATATATCATAATAGAAAGTCCATCTTCCATTACAATCTGGTTTAATATGTCCAATAGTAATCTGTTCATCTTCAATTAATAATCCAAATTTATTTAAACATTGGTCTTTAATTAACTCTCTTATGAAATTCATATAGTCATTGTATGTTTCTAATTCTTC